ATTGTCAGCACTCAATGATCGCGGATTTAAAGCATTTCAATTTAATCCTATATCGAGTTTTAGACCTAGCTTTCTTGATGTAGAAATTTTAGATGTCTATCAAGATGTAGCGTGGTATGCTCCTAAACTTAAAAATGGACAAATGTTATGTATTCCATTGGGCGATGGCAAGGAACCCGAATGTGTATATTTTGTCAAAGATATTAGTCGTACTTGCGAAGTAGTGGACTATAATAAGGCATTTTAATATGACGAAAAAATTAAAAATTAATGAAGCTAATCAAGATCAGTATACACAGACTGGCGGAGTAGCAACTGTACTTAAAACTAAAGATAAAAGCGACAAAAAAGCCGACGACTTAGAAATTAAAATAACAGAATTACATAATCGTATCGATACGCAATACAAACTATTAGATAAACTAGTTCGTGATGTTAAGCGGATCAAAGATCAAATTAGTGTAATAGCAGGAAAATTACCCCGTGGATAAGTTAAGTATCAGCAATGAAATGACCCAGTTTGATCGCAAAAATAGAGATTTTTACGACAGTCTAACTGACGAAGAACGAAAAAAGTTTGCTACATTTTTAATGATTAGATATGGAAGTAGTGTAAGTGGTAACCGGGATTTACAAGAATTTTATCTAATAGCAACAAACGAAAGACTTAATAAAAACTTTTTCCCTTTACATAAACACCCTAAATTGCAATGGTTAATGGCAACTACGGTAAGTCCGGGTATGGGTACATTCAGACATAACTGGATAGCTACTAAGAAGAAAGAACCTGGAGCAGGTAGTATTAAGAAACAATTAGCAGAATTATATCCCCATATGAAAGACGACGAAATAGATTTAATGGCAAAAATTAATACTAAAAAAGATATAGACGCTTACTTAAAATTATTAGGACAGGAGAATAAAAAATGAAATGGTTTTTTTCAAAAGAAAAGGATGCGACAAAGCTAGATTTTAATCAAGTGGAATTCGTATTAGATGACGGTACAATATGGAGATATAAACCGACTAAGAATATCACAGCCAACGAAGTAGCTAGACTATTGCCTCTATTCTTGAATCCAAATACTACAGCAGAAGATTCGGTCATCTATATTAAAAGAGAAAAATTAGAACGCAACTTTGTCATCAACCCAGAAGAATGAATTATACTTGCCAATATTGTAAGAAAAATTTTATCAAAGAAAGTTCTTTGACTGTCCATTCTTGCGAACCTAGACGCCGTAGACAAGAGAAAGACGAAGCTGGCGTTAGACTTGGATTTAATTCTTATATAAAATTTTATGAACTAACACAGGGCTCAGCTAAGTTAAAAACTTATGACGATTTTTGTGAAAGCCCGTACTATAAAGCCTTTGTAAAATTTGGTCGTTATTGTGTAAACACTAAAGTTATAAATCCAGCTCGCTTTACCGAATGGGTATTAAAGCAAAATAAAAAATTAGATTATTGGTGTAGCGATAAACTTTATGAAGAATATTTACTATTCTATCTTAAAGTTGAAAGAATGGAAGATGCGTTAGCTCGTGGAATAGAACGGGCATTAACATGGGCCGAAGAAAAAGATGTACCGTCTCAAGATTACTTGCGGTATGGTAATCATAATTTAATAACAAGGGATATAGTTAGCGGTCGTATTAGTCCATGGGTATTATATAATTGTGAATCAGGCCAAAAGTTTTTAGCTGAGATGAATACCGAACATCAATCTATGGTTTGGTCATATATAGACCCAGATGTGTGGACAAAAAAGTTAAAAGAAGATCCAGCTAATCGAATTGAAGCGCAAGAATTATTACAAAAGGCTGGTTGGTAATGTCGGCAGATATTGATATTGATTTAGCAGATCGTGAACAAGTATTAAAACTTATTCAAGCAATACCTGCTAGACAATCTCATCAAGGGCAAATACGAAAACATAATTCGGGGGTGTATGTCACAGACATTCCGTATGATCCGGTAAATCAATGTGCAGCTATTGATTACGAAACAGCGGAAAATCGTGGCTACTTTAAAATTGATTTACTTAATATGTCAGTGTATCAATTGATCAAATCTCCTGAACATTATACAGAATTATTAAACAAAGAACCAATGTGGCAACGACTATGGACTGATACCGCGTGGACAAAACAATTAGCCCACATAGGTAATTATACTGATTTATTAATAAAACTAAAACCCGACTCAATCCCGCGAATGGCCGCATTTATTGCGATTATTCGACCAGGTAAAGCACACCTACAAAATAAACCATGGGATGAAATTTTTGAAACTGTATGGGATGGAGATGATAGTAAAGGGTTTGTGTTCAAAAAAGCACACAGTCTCAGTTATGCAATGTTAGTAGCCCTACATATGAATCTACTGGACGAAATTAGTCCATTCGGCGGACTAAAGTAATCGATTTTCGTTTGCTTTTCTTGCGGGCCATTTCTGCTAAACTGCAAACCGGTCCGTGTAAAACTTCGAGATCTTTATTAATAAAAGTACGCAAATAAATTCTAAATGGGTCCCAATCTTGTTTTAAAAAGATATTAATGGGGATAGATCTATTACTTTCCCACCACCAAATATTGGCTAATTCTAGAAATAACTTTTTTGCTTCTAAATCTGTAATACTCCCAAAGTCGTAGATAGTAGTAATTACATCATCACGATTTTGTATGATGCCCACATATTCTTGGGAGGCGTAGAGACATAGCGTTATAAACGGGTATTTGTCGGTTAATTTTGTGAAGATTTCTGTACTCATCTATTAATAGTTATCATTTGGAATATTTATGGTTTAAAAATAACTCTTCAAATATTGGTAAATATTGTGTATGTATTCAACCACCGCTTACCTTTATCAGCAAAGAACGCAGGTACTCCTGATAGATTCAAGCGGGCAATTCTTCACCGCAAGGTACGACCCAGTGTATGCTAAACAACTAACCCTTAATTTAGGAGTAGATAATGTACTCCTATTTTCCTTTGTTAATCAGGACGAAAAACCTGTTAATGTAAACGGTTCTACTTTTACTTTCCGTATTACAAATACAGCAGGAACTGTATTATTATTACAAGCGCCTATGACAATTCTTAATGCGGCAACTGGCCAAGTTAAAGTTTCTATTCCTGCGGAAGATACCTTAGAATTAATTGCTCAACCAGCAAGTTATTCTATTAGTGTACAAAGCGGTAATTTAAATCAAGCGGTATTCACTAATGCTCAAGCTGGAGCTCGTGCCCCAATCGATTTAGTAAATTCAGTATTTCCACAATTTATACCAAGCGTTCCACTTACGATCCCTACAACAAGTTTAAGTTCCCAGACAAGTTTTGATGGAGCAAGTTACCAACAATATCCAGGCTGGGCTGGTAATTGGTATTATGGTGGCAACGGAAGTTGGTATAATAATAATTACGAAAACACAGAATTTTATTCAAGTTTTGTTGAGCCACGAAATTATGTCACAACAATACAAATGGATTTGATTGGATATACCGGAACAATTAAAGCCCAGTTTGCTCAAAATTATCAAAGTATTTGGCATAATATTACCGAGTCAACTACTTACTATAATGAAACCAAAACCATTTATATGAATGTAATTGGGTGGTACCCATTGCTTCGTTTATGTTTTAATAACAGTCTTTTTTCAACACCAATACCTCCCGGAGTCCCGGCCAATGCGTATGCTGTATGTACTGATGGTGTACTTACTGATATGATATTAGTAAATGGTGGCTCGGGATATTTGGCACCGCCACAAGTAGATATTGTTGGTAATGGATCTGGCGCGGTAGTAACCGCTAATATTGGTGGTAGTGGAACAGTTACTGGATTCAATATTATTAGTGGTGGGTCTGGCTATTGGCCAATTCCTTCCGGCGGTGTTAACCCAGCCGCTTATCCGGTACCCCCAGCTAACCAAGGCGCCTTCCCAATCATATCAACTGGTTATATTACCAATATATTATACCGTTAATCGTTGATCTTATCAGTTAAATCTGCTATAATTGTAGTATGATTGATATGATTTCTTTTCTTCCTAGCAAACGAAAACACACTAGCTCTGGCTGGATATCATTCAATGCGCCATGCTGTGTACACAGAGGCGATAGTCAAGATAAAAGACAACGGGGCGGGCTTAAACCTAACGCAGAAAACGGATGGAGTTATCATTGTTTTAATTGCGGATATACTGCCAGTTTTATATTAGGGCGTAACTTATCGTTTAAAGCTCGAAACTTATTAGAATGGCTGGGAGTAGATCAACAAAGCATTGAACAAATTAATATTGAAAGTCTAAGACATCGAACTATGAATGGTTTGATAGAAAATCAAAAGACTCAAATTAAAGCTGTAGAATTTGAAGAGCGTGATTTGCCTGCTGATTTAGAACTCATAGATATT